TGCAGATTGAACAAAAAACATATACCTTTGCAATGTGTTTTTCATGGTATTAGATTATTAAGGTTAATAAAGATTGGTTGTCGTGAGACAATCAATTTTTTTTGTAGTTACTTTTGTTTATGGCCTTGGCTTTCAGTCATTACCTCTGAATTACAGAGCGTTCCAAAGCTTCATTATTGATACGCGCAAGTGCAATCAAGCACACTTTTCGGGCAAAATGAACGCTAAAATTTACAAATAGTTTACAAATTATCGATATGGCATCATTCAAAGCAGTTATACGAGGCTTCAAAAGCGGAGGGCTTGCGACGGTATACATTCGCATTACCCACAACCAACAGGTCGCCTACATGAAAACAGATAAACTGGTGGCAAAATCATCGGTTGATCCGAAAGGAGAAATCCACGATGTTTTTGTCAACAGTTATTGCTCGAACCTGATACTCCAATATGCAGAGCGACTCAATCGCATAGACATCTCTGCATGGTCAGCAACGGATGTGAGACGATATCTTGATGGTGGTGACACAAAAACAACCTTTTCGGAATTCGCCAAGAAATATATCGATAATATGATCAATCGAAATCAGGATAACAATGCCGGTGTGTACAATGCCGCACTCGCATCGCTTAGTAAATCGATTGGTCAAGACATAATCAGTTTCAAGCAGCTTACCGGCACCACACTTGAGAGGTGGATATTATCTCTACAACATACAAAGCGGGCAAAAAGCCTATATCCCGTATGCATGCGTCAGATATACCGCCATGCGCAAGATCTGCTCGGTGCTGATTCCGACTCTCCGCTTCACGGTCTGATTAATCCATGGCGAGGCATCGAGATTCCGGGCAAGGAGAAAACCGAGAGGCGTCCCCTTTCCGCGGAAGAATGCAGGCAGTTCTTTTCGGCATCAATACGTAAGGACTCCCGGCGCGCCTTTCGTGAGGAACTCGGCCGAGATGTGGCAATGCTAACATTATGCCTTGCGGGGATTAATACCGTGGACCTGTATAATCTACGGAAAAAGGACTACAACGACGGCATAATACACTACTCGCGCTCTAAGACCAAAGGCAAACGAAGTGATAAGGCCTATTTTGAGATGCGGGTACATCCCATACTGCGAGAGCTTTTTGAGAAATATGCCGCGCCTGAGGAATCAGAGCGTTTGTTTTGGTTCGGAGAGAGATATAAGTCGGCCAAGTTGTTTAACGTGACCGTAAATTCCGGAATTAAAAATCTTTGCGAGGATATGGGATTGCCTGAGGGGGTGTATTACTCAGCTTATTCGTTCCGCCGGACATGGGCGACTACAGCCCAGAACGACTGTGGGGCGACAATCCCGGAAGTGGGCTTCGGGCTTAATCATGCCGGAGCGCTGTCAGTAACCCGCGGCTACATCCACATCGATTTCAGTCCGGCATGGGAGCTAAACGATAAAGTTATAGAGTTTATATTTTTCTCTACCGCCAAGAGTAAACAGGGGTTGGCCCAGGACGCCGAAGAGAGAAGCAATCGGGAACTAAAAATATCACCCAAAACCATGGTATATGCAAGAGCGTATTTCCGTGGCGAGGTCCTTGCTGAAGTAAGCAATATCGGGTTCCGTGATGCGGAGGCAGTCATTAATAGACTTGTCGAAATGTTACCTGAATCTGTTTCGGAGGGAGGCACTGTACATTTTCGCATAAAGGACTTGGATGCGGATCGTGAGGCGGTCTATGAGCGAACAAAAGGGAAAGGGTTTTAGCATTCAGACACGTTGAAGATAGATATAGACACCCTCATAAATTATTTTGCAGAATAATTTTGTTATTTCAGAAAATAATTTTACCTTTGTCGCAGTTAAACAAATAAAAAGCTTTTAATCATGAAAACAAGAGAAGATGTAATAAGCATGCTCGAATCCGAGAGAGGCTCCCAGGTCGCAGTCCGTACAACCGACACCCAGGGCAACAATGAATCGCACGATGTGATGGAGATAGATGATGTGCTTGACGCCATCGAAGAAGGCGGCTACGAGTTCCTCGGCTGCCAGCCCGTGACTTCAGACGACATCGACATCGAAGAATGGGCGCAGGATTTTGACGAAGATATTCGGGAATCGCTTCGCGAAAGCCTTGCAGACGGAGACCTATATGTGGCAACGTTCAGCTCCGATGAATGCGGGCAGGCAGACCTCCTTGTTTGGAAATAACCATAAAAATAGATAGACATGGAAGATACCGTAAAAGAAGCGTGCATCCGAGACTTGAAAGCATACGTAGGGGATGCAATCCGCATGGCCCGTCTACGTCGAAGAATATCTCAGCGGGAATTGGCTGAGCTTACAGGCATCACAGAGGCCACCATCTGCAAAATTGAGCGCGGAGACACCGACGTGAAACTATCCTCGCTCGCTCTCATCCGCTCGGCGCTGGCCCTCCACATCGCGATTGAGCCTCTTTGAACCACGCCGATTGAGGGGCACTACTTTTCCAGCCGTCCGGGCAATAATGCCGGGGCGGTTTTCTTTTTCTTTTGCGCGCAACTTTTTCTTTTTCTTTTCGGCGGAGCCGAAATGTTAACGCGCGTCAGCTGAAAAAATAAAATTCAAAAAAATTTTTTTCTGTCGGCGACGGGGAGCGAAGCGAATGCAGGCGCGTGTGCGCGTGTGCGCGCGTTACGACGACTGAATAAATTTTATTTTAAATAAATTTATTCTTCTACATCTACAGTTACATTTACATCTACAGTTACATTTACATCTACAGTAACAGTAACATCTATACGCGCGCGTGAAGGTTACGGTTTGGTTTCGTTTGGTTTTATTTGGTTATGGTTTGGTTTTGCTTTGGTTTCGGAATATACAAAGAGTGAGGAGCTCGGAATTATTGGAGTAATTGGAATCATCGGAGGGGTTGTGACGATTGGATGAGAGGGGCGGCCGGGGCGTTTAAGTGCCGTATCGCTGAAAAAAAGAAAGCGGCTTATCCTCCCGGACGAGTCGCTTGAAACCGTTATGAGAAAAAACCAACTGACGGGTCTAAAAGTAGATGAAGTAGATGAAGCGGCGTGCGTCATTCATCGTCATCGGGGCGGGAAGCTGAGCCCGTGCAGAGTTCGCGCAGGCGGTCCTCAATGGTGATGGACGTGAGGTGGGCGTCCATGTCGACCTCAACGGCTTTCATTTTGGGGGTGTGGAATTCGAGCAGGCGAAGTTCGGCAATTACACGGTTGGGGGTATCGAGAGACATCACATCAACATCAAAATCGGATAACACAAGAGGGTTGCCGTCAGCGTCCATCAAGGTGATGGAGCTGACTATTACGCCGTCCTTGTCGCGAAACTCAACGACACGCGGTGAGCCATCCTGCTGAATCTGAGGCTTCGGCTCAAAGTAAGCGAGGGAATGGGCGCGCAGATACCCTTTGAGGGGGTTGTCTTTGTTGGGGGTTCCTTTGTGGCGTCCCCCTGTTTTTCTTCCGAGTGCCATGTGAAACAATACTTAAAATATGGATGCGAATATACGGCTATATATTAGCGCACTAATTATAACTTTTGAAACTCGTAAAAGAATGATAGGAAGTATAGTAGGCGCGGGACTTGGAGCTGTAGGAAGTATTTTCGGCGGCATCAAGGCAAGCAAGGCCATGAAGAAGGTGCGCAATAACCTGAGGGAGCAGCAGCAGGAAAATGCCAACTGGTATAACCGCAGGTATAACGAGGATGCGACCCAGCGCGCGGACGCGCAGCGTATTCTTACCAAAACAGAGGAATCCATTCGCAACCGCAACCGTCAGGCTGCGGCGGCCCAGGCGGTAATGGGTGGCACTGATGAGAGTGTGGCCGCGGCAAAAGCAGCCAACAATGAGGCTATGTCGGAGGCGGCTTCTCAGATTGCCGTCGCCGGGGATGCACGCAAGGACGGCATAGAGCAGAACTTCCTGCAGAGGGATGCGGCTATAAATGACTCGCTGAACAATCTCGAAATGGGGAAAGCCCAGAATATTTCGACTGCCATCGGCGGAGTGGTTCAGGCCGGTAGCGCGTTAGGGAATGCTATCGACGACTGGAGGGAAAACCGAAAATGAGATCTGAAATGATGAAAGGAGGTAATCTGAACAGGCGCACGCAGCCTCTGAGCACCACCATGGATGGGGATGGAGCGCAGGGGCATATAGCTGGGGGCGACGCTAAAGACGGCGCCGCCGGGAGCAAAACTTCTCAGGGGGCTGAGGGGCATATTGCCGGGGGCAACGGCAATAATGGGGCCGGGACGCCGGACGGAGCTACGGCCATTATGCCGCATAAAGAACCTGAGGCAACCGGCATGGACAGGTCGATAAAGGCCTACCGTGACTGGCTGGAGGCTGAACAGTATCGCCCCGAAACGAAAGAGGAGCGTGAGAGACGAGAGCGCAAGGAGCGGTCGAAGCGAATCATTGCATCGGTAGGGGATGGTATATCGGCACTGAGTAATCTATTTTTCGCCACTCACTATGCGCCAAGTTCCTACAGGCACGAAGCGGGGTTGTCAACCAATCTGGAAAAGCACCTTGATAAGCTCAAGGCCGAAAGACAGCAGAAGGCGGACCGATATTACAACTATGCCATTCAGCTCGGCAGGCTCGAAGCTGAGAAAGAGCGCTTGGAGCGGGAGCAGAAGCGACAGGACAAGGCCGACGAACTGCGCAACAAAGCTGCCGGACAAGCAGACCAGCGCTTCCAGTGGGAGATGGAGGATCGGCCTTGGGCGCGGGCGCGCAAACAGAGTGAGGCCGATTATGCCAAAGCAAGAGCCGACAAGGAGGCAGCGGCTGCAGATAATGCAGCAGCACTGGAAGCTGAGAAGCTCAGGAGCCAGAAGGCTCAGACACAGCAGCGCAGAGCTGCGGCGGGAGCTTCGGCAGCCTCTGCCGCTGCCCACAACCGCTCTAATCCGATGGAATACTCCGCCTGGGATGAGAACGGGAAGGAACACAAGTTCAAGGAAAAGGCGGCTGCAGAAAGATTCGCCCGGCAACATGGCACATGGCAGGATGAGGAGGTCAGAGAAACTACCAATACCACCCGTACACAAAAGACACCAAGTGGCAGGGAAAAGACCAATACCACCAGTGCGACAAAAGTCAAAGAAGGTGGCTATCCCGCCAGACCCAGCAAATATAAGAATACATCACAGCTTAAATGGTAATTTATGCCCTCGTTGAAAGAACTATACGATGCACTTAAGGCTGACAATGCGCCTGTGCCCGAGAAATACGAAGCCTTTGAATCATATATGACCTCCGGCCCCAACGGAGGCTATGACCACAGAAAGGAGGTTTATAACGCGCTCAAGGCTGACGGTGTCCCTCTTCCCGATACTTACGAGCAGTTCTCCTCTGCCCTGTTTAGCCCAGCTCCGAAAAGAGTTGAAGCAAATCCCCCTGTAGAGGTTGAGAGAAACCCATGGGAGGCCACCGTCTCAGACCCTTTAAGCCGCGAACTAAACCAGAGGGAGAGTCCCGAATCTGAGTTTACGCCTGAGGTCGCGCCTGCACAACCGGCATGGCAACCAACTGAAGCGGAAAAGAACAAGAAAGCATATGAAGCGCAGCAAGTTATAGACAGATTCAATAATAAATCCCAATCTATGCTTGATGATAGTCGGCGCATGACAGATTCATTCACACCGGAAGGTAGAAAGTCTGTCAAGGTAATGGCGGATTCCGCCAAGCTGGTGGGAGCAGAGGTGTCAGCACCTAAATTTGGCCCCGGGGAACAGCGTGCCCAGATGACAGCCGGAGAGTCGGCCGAACAGTCTGCTTATGCTCCTGTGGCACCTCGTGTAGCGGGCGTAACATTCATGGACGGTAAGCCGGTAACACAATGGATGCTTCCTGACGGGTCGGTGACGACAGACCCCTCCCAGGTCGGTGCTGCAGAGGAAAACGCACGAAATTTCCGGCTGCAGCATGAATATGAGAGACGCATGCGGGAAAATGGACTTGATCCCGCATCAGAACTCGACCAGTCATTAGCAGAAGCATATGATAAAAACAAACGTCTTGAAGAAGAAATTTCAAGACGAAAGGGTGAGCTCGATAAAGAGCATGAATCAGGAAGTTTCTGGCAAAAGACCCTTAAGGCACTGTCAGGCGCAGCACAGTCCGGAAAAGATGCCCACGCCATGAGGGATGACGCTGATTCTCGCAATTACAGCGGGGATAAGGAATATAATATGCTTACTGCGGCCCTTCGCAACAATCGCGCTCAAATCAATATTCTTGAGGATAAGAAGGCTGGGGAGATGAATGAATTCTGGCTTTCCATGGGCAAGCAGATGGTAGACGGCTATACCTTCAATGGTGGCCTTTCGGAATTGAATGACGCCAGAGCGCTTACTGAGGCTTCGACTATGGCCGATGAGATAAACCGTAAGAATCAATCCGGAGAAAGGTTGACAGATGAGGAAGCTGTTGCAGAAATGCTTCTTTCCACTCTGGCAAAACGTACATATGCCGAAGAGAAGTACGGCGATGAATACGGAGTGCTTGCACGGGCAGGTAAAATGGGAGCTCATTCGATAGAGCTACTCCCGGATTTTGCGCTTGGAGGTATGTCACTGATGGAAAAAACAGTGGGTAAAACCCTCGGCAAAATGGGAGTGAAGGAAGTAACAAATGCCGTTAACCGGAATCTGCTTAAGGCGACAGGAGTAACCCTTGGCACCTTAGGAGGCGGCGCCCTTATGACCAATACAATAGGACTTCCACGAGTTATGGCGGAAGCTTCAAAGCGGGCCTCTGGAAATGTCTATACTGACGACAACGGGGACTATGTAATAGACGGCAAAGACGGGGTGCTCACCGCATTCCTTAAGGCCGAACGCGATATGATAGCCGAAAATGCCAGTGAGGCAGTAGGCGCCTTCATGCCCGGATTGGGCCGTATTGCCGGCAACGCAATGAATAAAATCGGCCTCAGCAAACTTTCCAAAGGTATATCTACCCTAAAAGGTAAAGGTTGGTATCAGGCAACCAACAACGCCCTTGAGAAGATGGGATTCAACGGAACTATTAATGAGGCGATGGAGGAATATGCCGGCGCAGGATACTCGCTCATAATGGGAGATACGGAACCTCTGAGCTCCATGGCCGACCCAAGAACACACGTGGACATCTGGCTGGGATGCGCCACTCTTGGTGCAATACTCAATGTTCCTCAATATGCCGGCACGGGCGTGTATGGCATTAAGTATCTGCAGCAGAAACGAAAGCTTGGAAAAAGCGAAGCTAATGCGGCAAGCGTCGTAAAGAATAGCTGGGACGAATTGAAGTTGAGGTTCGAGGCCACTTCCAATGATGAGATGGCAAATCTTGCCACCGAGATATTGTGTTCCAATGAATACACACCGGAGGAAAGAGAGGCCATAGCGGATTACGTCTTGCAACTGCAACGATTCAGGGGATATAACCTTGGCGAGACCATTGTCAATAAAGAGCCGGCCGATGAGGAGATTTCCGCCATTGACGCCGAAATTGAACAGAATTACCAGACTGGTGTTGACGCCGCCGACAATGTGATGGGCGCTGATCCGGTTGTGGCACAGCAGGCGCAGGCACAGATACAGGATATATCTTCAAGGATGGAACAAGCCTATTCAGACTTCTTTGACGCATTCGGCAGTTCTGCGGAAGTCGACATCTCGATTGCAGATGAAAATCCCTTGGAGATTATAAACAGAGAGGAATTAAGTGAGGACCAGCGACAGGCGGCCATCAATTATGTGAATGCGAGGGCCGCGATGCTCGGCGCCACTGAGGCCGCAGAAGACAATAAGGAGTCTAAAAGTAAAACGGTCGAGCGAACGGTTAAGGAGCGCACAAATCATGAGACAGGTATGATTCTACCTGCAACCATGAAGGCCGATGACCGTCAGGTGTATGTCGTCTCCGGAAATGTGGTGATGTCTTCTGACGGAACCACCATAGATGCTCAAAACTCCGACAAAAGCATAGTGATACGTGATGCCCAGAGTGGGGAACTTTCTTTCACGTCTCCTGACCGGATACAAACCGTTGGGGAAAATATTGACCCACAGCAGGAGCTGGATGCGGCCTATGCGGCAATAGAACAGGAGCAGGCGGTGATTTTTGAGAATTCGGCGACTGAGAGTGATGAGAATAATGGGAGCGATGGGGATAATGGGAGTAATGTGACTGATGTGGCGGATGCTTCTGATGAGGCCAATAGGGCTGATGGGGCTGAGGTTGCTGAGAATGAAGGGGGCGAACCGCAGACGGCGCTCTCCCGCATACCTGTGAATGAGCAAGGGAAACCGGAGTTTACCGGAGTAGAAGCAGAGGTTGCCTGGGATGCTCTTGTGGAGAAGACTCAGGATGATGAATCGGCGCAGCGTTTTGCCGACAGTCAGGTAAAAAGGAGCAAGGCCAATCTTGAAAAAGCCCAAAAGGCCAAGATAAAGGATACTGACGATATAGACGAGTTTGTAATGCTCGACAATGAGCGTAAAGCAGCGATAGCTCAGGCACAGGCTCAGTATGACGCATGGCAGAAGATTGCCGGAGAGCGCCAACGTCGTCAGGATGTCATGGAGGCCGAAGCCCGGGCACGACAGGAGGAAGAGCAGCGCGAGGCAGAGCTTGCCGCACAAGCGGAGGCTCAGTGGCAGCAGGACAAGAAAAAATTCGATAAGCGCTTGCGTGAAACTGCTGAAGAGGTGCGAAATGTGCCGGAAGCTCTCGCTGTCCTTGAAAACATGGAGCCGCAGACCATTGACGAGGTGGCAGCTTATATCTTATCTTTCCAAAAGGTTGTCTGGGGTGACACAAAGAGAAATGGTCGCATGCTGAAATACGGCGTCAAGGGGCACGTCGGGATAGGAGAGGAAGAGCGTCGCAGATTGTTCGGCCTGTTCGCCTCCGAAGCCAATGGTGGTATGACTATTGACCAACTCGCCGAAGACTACTTCAAGGAGATGTGTCGTGACTTCCGTGTTCCCTACGATAACGCCGAGGCCAGAAATGCCCTGATTGACATTATACGCGGTTCCATGACCATCGGTGATATACGTAATTATATCGCCAACCGCCGTATAGAGCAGGCGCGCAAGATTGCAGCTGACTATAACGCCTACGAGGAAAGAATGAACGATGAGTTCTATAAAGAGAACTATCACATGGGCTATCGCGAATACGAGGATTACGAACAGCAGCTTGAAGAAACCGCGATAGCTGCCTTAGAGAATTTGGATGAAACCGAATATTATGGTAATATTGCCGATGAAATAATTCAGAGACAACAAGAAGAAGATGAACTTAGAAGAAATCAAGAATCTGTCGCCGAAGGAGAAAGCGAGAGTAGTAGCCGAGGCGACGAAGTTTTGCCTCCGTCACAATCTATTGAAGCCAGAGGAGATGAAGAGTCTGCAGAACCGGGAGCCGGGCGCGGCAGCGAAAATCGGAGCGAGGTGCCTGATACGTCAGGAAGCCTACCTGAAAGCACATCCTCAGGAGCAGTAGAACCTCCGGAGCCCACCGAGGCGCAGAAAGCTGCGGGCAACTACAAAATGGAGCACCGCAGAATCGATGGGTACAACATAAGTATCGAGAACCCGAAAGGCAGTGTCCGCCGAGGTGTCGGTGCCGACGGTAAGCCGTGGGAAACCCTCATGCATAATGACTACGGGTATATCCGCGGGACAGAGGGTGTGGATGGCGACCATATAGATGTGTTCCTCTCTGACACACCCGAACAGGGAGATGTGTTCGTTGTCGACCAAATAAATGCAGACGGTTCTTTTGATGAACACAAGGTGATGTATGGTTTCCCTACTGAGGAGGCTGCGCGTGAGGCATATCTCTCAAACTATGATGAGGGATGGGCCGGACTGGGTGCGATTACCCACGTGAGCAAAGAGGAGTTCAGGAAGTGGGTGGAGTCAAGTCGCCGTAAGACAAAGCCCTTTGCCGAGTACAAGAGTGTCAAGGCTATCACCGAAGATGTTGACCAAACTCGCACAAACGTCAACGCAGAGGGTATGGTTGTTGACAGCGAGGGCAATCCCCTCACTCTCTATCATGGAACTCCTAACGATGTAGAGGCATTGAGTGACCTTGAAGCAGGACACCATCGCAAAGGAGAGGACGAGCCTGCACGCTTCAACGGTGATGGCATATCATTCACGCCACATCGTGACGTAGCCGAGGATTATGCTTCATTGGGAGATGGTAACAACGGAAAGGTATTTGAGGCGAATGTCATCTTGAAGAATCCCTATTATACCGTGGGCGTTGCCAACTTCACCTCGGAAGAAGCTGCCGAGTTCACAGCGTCTTTGAAAGCAAAGGGGCATGACGGCATCATCAATTATGCAAGTCAGTCCATGAGGCAGATGGGTACTGACCCCAACGAGGTTATTGTCTTTGACATCAAGAGTGCAAAGCCCATTGAGGGTAACGGCATGATTGGTCGCTCGCTCACCGAACAGGAAGCAACGGAGTTGATTGAGCGAATGGAAGCAGCTGCCGAGGTTGCTCCTGAGATAGAGCTTACAATCAAAAACTGGGATGCTCAATTTGGAATAGATGGTGAAATAACAACACCTATTGGCGTAGTTAAAATGGGTGAGCATCAATTTGCCAAATTAATGCGCCATGGTAGGAACGGCAAACTTGGCATGATAAAGCCGACTCTCGAAAATCCATACATCATAATAGAAGACGGAAGCGTAGCGAAGGAAGGAGAAGTGAGCGAGCGCTCATCTTCTTATGTATTTGTGAAGTCATTCAGAAAGTCTGACGGCAGCAGATATTACTATTTTACATCTATTACAGTCAGCAAAGATGGCAAGGAGGTAGTAATATCCAGTCAAGAAAAAAACCGCAATAGAATATTGCGGCTTATGCAAGAAGGAAGTGTGGTTTGGTGCACTCCGAAAGATGCAACTACTTCTTCGGCCGAGAAGCAAGGTTTGGACTATGAGCAGCCGGATAAAGCCGAGGCTACAGCAAAGGGCTCGGGAATAACTCCTCAAAACACTCCTTCTGATGGCAAAGATAATTCTTTGTCTACAGAAAAACAAGTGGTTGGCGCTGAAAGTTCAGAGGGTGCCAATCGGAATAATCGGAATGATCGGAGTAATTTGAATGATGAGCCTACGGTGTCGGAAATCGAGGCGGCGAGCAGAGCCGCAGATGAGGCCAAGGCGGATGAACAGCGGACCATTGAGGAATCATACGGCGAAAGCCTTGACGTATCCCCCGAGGATGCCGAGAAAGTGCAGGCTGACATGGACGGCCTCCGTGCGGATACAGAAAGGCAGGTAGAGCCTACGGCCGAGATGACAGAGGGTGAACGCGACGCCTCGACCGTAAATTCAACCTTAGATGTAGCTGAAGTAGCTAATAGAGCTGATGGGGCTGATGAGGCTGATGCGCCTGTGGTATTTGAAAGAAACCGCAAGATTGAAGGATTAGAGAAGCTGCCGGTGAATAAAAGGGTTAAGGCTGAGGATTTTGTCCGGAATCATAACTCAGTGCCTATAATCGTGGTTAAAAGCGAGGCGGATATTGATGCGCTGGAACTGCGGGATGAAGTGAAGGCCGCATTGAAAGATAGAATGTCAGTGGGCCATATTTCCGGACTCTACAACGGATTTGACAAAAGAATATATATCTTTGCAACTGCTGGCCAGAAGAAACCGATTAGAAAAGTATTACTCCATGAGAATATTCATGCTGCGATAGACTCTATGGGTGATGAGGCTCAGGTACACCTTGAGAGGTTTGCCGAAAGGATAGGTAATCTTCCACGGGAAGAAGGCGGATTCAATGCTTTATATTCTCAGGTGAAAGAGAATTACAAGCCCCAGGAGGTGCCAAATGAATACTTTACGTACATAATGACGGATGTTTACAGATATCCGGAGTTTATGGATATTCTCAACCGCCATCTGAACGGCCCGACAATAGATTTCATAAACCGAATAAAAGATAAGATATATGGCAATGTCGAAGGAAGAGATTCAGAAACTGAAGGAAATGCAGGAGAGGTGTCCGCGATTGACAATGGATCCGGACGAACTGCTCGAGAAGCTAACTCTACTCCCGGAGACGGAGACGGAGGAGGATTGGGACGAACAGGAGGAGAAGATGAAGGCAGCGAGAAAAGAGGAGCAGGAGAAGCTCAAAAAGAAGAGGAATCCGGAGGGCTGAGGACGGCTGGAGGCCGAGCCTCACAGCATGAGGGACGAAGAGCCTCACAAGGGGAATCGGAGATAGAGGATTTCGGAGAGAAGATAGCGGGAGCGCGTAAGGATATGCTTGCGGCGCTTTCGCGGGACTTCGGCAATCTGACGGCGCGCGCCCTTGTGGAGCTTCCTCTTTCCAAGGCTGTGAAGCGCCCCGATTTCAACAAAGCTCTGGAAACCGGAGCGATGACACCAGAGGAGGCCAACGTGGCGGAAGCTCTGTGGCAGACGGTGTATTCCGAGAAGAAGCCGGCCGCCACAAAGCGTAATACTGCGGATATTAAAAAGTGGGCCGACAGCACTTATCAAAAAATCAAGCGTCTGCAGGAATTTGTCGAGGCAGACGCACAAAGGAGAAATGAGATTGCACAGTCTCTTCGGGAGATGCGCCCTGCCGACGAAAAGTCCGAGAGAGCAGAATTTGAGAGGATACTGCTGCTCAATAGCGGACGAAAGTTCGATGAGCCGGTGTTTACGCCTGATACTGCCGCTGTAAGCCTTGAGGTGATGCGCCGCATGGGCGTGGCTCCGGGCGAAAAGGTAACAGTGTCGTTCAGAATCGCCGTCTCCAGAACCAAACAGTATTATGAGGTTGTGGCAGCCAACGGCAACCGCCTTATGATACCGGCGACCCGTGACCTTCAGGAAGCAATAGAATGGATTACCATTGCGGCCCGGATGACGCGCGGTGATGCGGATATAATATATCCCGGGGAGTGCTTCCGCGTTTATGGTAAGAATCCCATCATGGAGCCCAGCGGAATATATGAAGTGGGCTGGCTCGGTGGCCGACACGGCTATGACTACAAGTCAAAGGAATTCAAGAGTGAAGAAGAGGCGGACAAATACGCCGCTTCCCTGAAAGAAAAAGGAATAGAATCACGTAAATTCGAGAAGCAGAGAAACTCCGGCAGGTATGAGACTTATCGCATAAAATTCGTTGATCCGATAAGCCGTGAGCCGCGTGAGCTCCCTGCCAGCTATGAGACAAAGGAGGATGCCCGGCTTGCCATCGCTGAAAAGGGGGAGGCTCTCAGCAGTGAAGTAAACGAACTAATCGCCAAGGAAAAAGGCGCCAAGAAACAGCCCAAGGAGCATTACTATGTGACGAGAATCTATAAACGTGACAGTGTGGTTTATGCTGTGTGCCGCAACAATGTGGGACAGCAGGACTGGCTTTACAGCCCCGTCGTCAAGGAGTTCGGCAGTCGGGATGAAGCGCAGGCGTGGTTCAAGGAGAATAAGGACAAGCTCGAAAGCGGCTATGAGGATTTTCTGAAGAAACGGCGTGAATTCGTATACTTCGATCAGAAGTCGCAGCCGCGCCAAGGCAAGGACTACCGCGGAGGAACTGACGTCACGCCCGAGATGTTCAGCGAAGCCTTCGGATTCCGAGGCGTTCAGTTTGGTAACTGGACCAATGGTGCCGACAGGCAGGCCGCACTCAATGAAGCCTACGATGCCTTCATGGATCTTGCCGAAGTGACGGGGCTGTCTCCGCGGGCGCTGTCGCTCAACGGGGAGCTGGGCCTTGCGTTCGGAGCACGAGGCAGCGGGTCGGCCAATGCGCATTATGAATCGGATGAGGTGGTGATAAATCTCACCAAGACACGCGGAGCCGGTTCGCTGGCACATGAGTGGTGGCATGCTCTTGACAATTATTTCATGCGCAAGGAGGGTGTGGCCCATGGATTCGCCACTACAATGACTTCCGAAAATATGCGTCCTGAACTTGCAGGCGCTTTCAAGGAGCTTACCGAAGCCATAAATAAGAGTGAGTTCGGCCGGCGCAGTGACCTCAAGGGTGAATACTGGGGTAGGATGGCAGAGAAGACTGCGCGCCTGTTCGGAGAATGGGTGGTTCTCAAGCAGCAACGTCAGTCGGCCAGGAATCATTTCCTCAGCCGTGGCATTGACGAGTCGACCATAGACATGTACCGCAACCTGGCTTACTTCTATCATGTCTCCCTGTGCCGGGACAAAGAGATTGAGCCGATGAGCCGCGAAGAGTTTGCCAAAAGCAAGGAGGCTCTTATGGGCTTCCCCTACCCCACTCCCGAGGAACTTAACGCTCTCGACGGATATATACAGGCCGTGTTTGACAATCTGCATCAGGAAACCACGGGCGGCGGCATTATACTGAGTGACCGCAGCGAGGCGTATGCACGGCGTAGGGCCACAAGGCGCTCCGAGGCGCCCTCTACTGCCAGTCTCTTTGATTTCGACTTCAATCAGGAGAAAGAAACCGATAGCGAGGCCGATCTGCTTAACACCCGCATAGACGAGTTCACCAGGCTGACAGCAGACTTCCTTGCCGTGCCAGAGGAGCTCCTCACAGAGGAGATGGTGGATGATATGCTCAGGGAACGTCAGCGCATGAAGGCGGATGCCGAACGTTATTACGCCAACCATGGCAGTACCGAGCAGGAGGCGAAAGAGAGAGCCAATGAGCTTGTAGCCAAACTACAGGCTCAGGTAAGCGTGGTGACGGCGCGTAAGAATGATGCTCAGCGCTTTGCGCCCACAGTTGCGCCCCATGCCAAAGTAACCCACCGGACCGCCGGAGGCGAAGTGATACGCTTCGAGGGCTCGACCGGACTTCTGCCAAAACTATCAGATGGAGAATATACGCTTGTAGAGCGACGGTTTGCCATAAACGGCGGCTTTGACTTCTCGGGCAGGACCACAATAGAGAGCGCCGACGATGTGGCCTATATATTCCGCTCACTGGAATCATACGGCACAGAGCAAGCTTTCGGCGTGCTTGTGAAAGACGGGAAGCCCATGGTGATACATCTCGGCAGCGGCTCCGCAACGGCATCGCTCGTAGACCTTTCACCATTGAGAGTGGCCTATGATATGCTTGGCGGTGCGGAGCAGGTGTATCTGGTACACAATCATCCCAGCGGCAATCTAAAGGCAAGTCCTCAGGACGTGACACTGCAGAAACGGCTGGAGCTGATGTTTCCCGGCAAAGTACAGGACGCAATCATCATGGATACTACCCGCGGACTATACGGAACATTCAATTCCGACAGCAAAATGACTGAGGAGAAGCGCGCGGAATCGAATGGCGAGACGGTTGCACTGCCGGTGCATTCTTTCGTCAGCCAGGTATTTGCGGACGGTTTCGACTTCGAGAGCCTCGCCACAGTAAAAGGATCAGCGGATGTGGCACGACTTGTTGCCGGACAGCGCCTCGGCGCGTCGGACAAGACCGGCGTGCTACTGCTTAACAACATGAACAAGGTTGTAGGCAACATACTCTGTTCGCAGTCGATAAACAGCAAGGAACTTCCGAGGCAGATAGCCGACTATGCGCTGGCCGGAGGCGCTACGCGTGTTGCCTTCTATGGCCGTCAGGAAAACAGAAGTCTGCCGCTCAGAGAGCTCGGCGAACAAATAGGCCGGCTGTCGGGCGGCTCGGTAAGTGTCATTGACGTAATCAGTGTGAAGAATCACGGCTATGAGAGCGCCTTTGACAACGGGCTGCTCGAGCCTCAGGCTGAGTATGGGGGAAAGGAGGCGGATAAAAGTTCTGATGAAACTATTTTCCGTCAGGGTGAGGGAGCTTTCAATGATTCCGAAGTCTCATTTGAGGGTGATCCGACATCGCGAGTTCTGGGCAAGAACCGTTTCAGTAAAAAACGTCAGGCGGAATATGCAGCTCGTGAACGCAAGCGCATGGCAGACCGCGTACAGAGTCTTGTCAAACGCCTGCATCTCGATAACGTGGAAATCGTCACCGATACTTCGCAGCTTGAAGGTAAGAGGGCAACGGCCAAAGGCTTCTTCAATAGGAGTACGGGTAAAATCACAATCGTGATCCCCAACCATATCAGCACAATAGACGCGGAGCAAACGCTTCTGCATGAAACTGTGGCCCATTATGGCCTCCGCAAACTTTTCGGATCACACTTCAATACATTCCTTGACAATGTATATAAGTCGGCCGATGTGGAGATACGTCGTAAGATTGCGGCTATGGCTGCTAAAAACGGCTGGGATTTCCGAACAGCAACCGAAGAATATCTTGCTTCGCTTGCTGAAGATACCAACTTCGACGAGACAAAGGAATATTCGGGTTGGTGGGCGAATATCAAGAACCTGTTCCTTGACATGCTCGAGAAGATAGGCTTCGAGGGTTTCCGTGACAAAACCGGAATTGTTCTGAGTGATAACGAGCTTCGCTATATACTGTGGCGCAGTTACCAGAATCTTGCCGAGCCAGGACGTCTCCGGAATATCTTCGGCGAGGCGGAGGATATTGCCAAGCAGTTCAAAATGAAGGTAGGTAATTATGTGGAACACGGAATTGAGGCGGAATATGCTGCAGAGCCATCTGATACCACCGCTATCTCCGAAAACTTCGACAAAGAGCTGGGCCAGTATGAAAACGGTATGTTGCCTCGAGGTCATAGATTTGAATTAGGTATGCCTTCGACTTATTTACGAAGCGCCGGATTCCCAGGCCTCCCCATAAGCATGAGGTCTTCATTGCTTGCCACAAAAGCTAAAATGAACAGGCATCCATTTGAGGGTTCGGATTTAAAAGGACTTGTGGAGGCCCTCCAGAAGCCAATAGCGATATTTGAATATAGTAAGTCGAACATGCGGAATCTTATTGTTGATATTAAACGAGGGGATAAACATTTTCTCGTTGGTGTAACGCTGAATTATAAAGCTGGAGATATCGAAATAAACAGTGTGTCTGGTCTATTCCCTAAAGACAGTCTTGAATGGCTAAAATGGATTCAAGACGGTAAAGCTATCCGCATCGACCAAAAAGATAAGGTTCAGGCGATAATCGACAGTCAACGGACTACTAATACCGTGGAGTCTGAACGAATCGGTCTGAACCTTGATGATGTTGCAAAGATAGTGGAATCTTTTGAAAATCCAACAATTGAGCCTGAGGAATTGTTCCGTCCCGGCGATTTTTCTCCGCGCGACAAGGTGCTGGCCCGCGATGCATACAACAGGATATGTTCTATCGGCGGGTACCAGTTCCGGGAAGCAATTCAGGATTCGATGCTCGGATTGAAGAAGCTATATCAGGCGATTTCCGAAGCTGAAGCTTCGGCGCATAATCAAAATTTCAGAATCGAAAATGTGGCGGGATTCGAGAATGCCTATCTGTTCGAAAACCGGATGAGCAGCATGAATAGGGGAGAACAGCATGAATACTTCCTGCGGTATATGAATCCCCTTCTGAAAGAAATCGGCAGAATCGCAGGCGCAAGCGAGCGCAAGCGCAAAGAACTGACCGATTATATGATGGCCAAGCATGGACTTGAGCGCAACGAGTATATGCGCAATGAGGCGGCAGCAAACAACGAGGAGACCGACCGCGACTTTTCAGGTCTTACGGCTCTCACGGGGGAAGCTGACTGGAGGGACGCGGAGGCAACCGCACGCCAATGGGTTGACGATTACGAGAAACAGGTGGATACCACTGCTCTGTGGGAAGCAGTCAATAAGGCTACCAAAGCTACACTTGAGAAAGTGTATCATTCAGGCATAATCAGTAAAGAGACTTATAATAAGATACTCGGAATGTATGATTTTTACATTCCCCTGCGCGGCTGGGACGAAACCACAACCGAAGATGTATATGGTTACCTTACACGCAATGACGGCCCCTTGGGCGGAAGTATCATGAAAAGAGCCGGTGGACGGTCGAGCATGGCCGACGACCCGATTGCCACCATTGCGATGATGGCAGATGATGCAATCAGACAAGGTAACCGCAACCTGATGAAACAACGCTTCCTGAACTACATCCTGAATCATCCAAGCGATGCCGTAAGCCTCAGTGATGTATGGCTCGAATATGACGATGTTGCCGATGAATGGCACCCTGTCTTCGCCAATATCAACAACAACATGACTCCAGAGCAAGTTGCCACAGAGATAGAAGCTTTTGAGCAGAGAATGGAGAAGCTGCGCAACCAACACCCTGACAAATACAAAAAAGGTCGTGACACCCAGAATATCCCGTATAAGGTTGTGAAAGACAATCTCCGTGAACATCAGGTGCTCATCAAGCGTAACGGCCAAACTTTTGTCGCCACAATCAACGGTAATCCGAGGGCGGCGCAGGCCCTCAACGGCCTGACAAACCCCGATGTTGATCAAAACGGTGTTGTCGGCAATATGTTGAAAGCTGGGACTTGGGTGAATCGCCAGCTCTCAGCATTCTATACTACCCGTAATCCGGACTTTGTGGCAGGTAACTTCTTCCGCGATATGCTTTACTCAAACCTAATGGCTTGGGTAAAAGAAAGCCCGCGTTACGCCATTCAATTTCATAAAAACTTCGGCTTGGTAAATCCGGTAAAGATGCGCAAGTTGCTTGGGAAATGGGAAGATGGAACATTAAACCAGAATGACCGGATTGAAAATATGTTCTATCAGTTTATGAAAAACGGAGGGGAAACCGGCTATACCAATGTCCGTGATATCGACTCCCACAAAAAGAGTATTGCCACCGAACTTAAAAAGCAGACAAGTGCCGGCCGCAAAGCCTGGGCCGCCCTTGGTCTGCAACTGGATTTGCTGAACCGATCCGCAGAAAACTGTGCTCGATTCGCGGCATTTATGACCTCACGTGAATTCGGCCGTAGTGTAGACCGGGCCATCTATGACGCAAAAGAAGTCAGCGTAAACTTCAACAAAAAAGGAAGCGGAGGTAAGATGGTTAACGCAACAGGTCAGACGGCGCTTGGAAAAGCCGGAGCGTATCTCGGAGGCGGAGGAAGAATAGCCTTCGTGTTCTGGAATGCAGGTATCCAAGGAATGACAAACTTCGGTCGACAGGCACAAAGGAATCCGGCCAGATTCATCGGGGGCGCTACTGCCCTATTCAGTCTCGGCTATATCATCCCGATTCTGGCCGAAGCGTTGGGTGGCGGAGACGGAGACGATGACGACAAGAACGCTTACTATAATCTGCCTGAGTATATCCGCCGGTCAAACATCTGTTTCCGGACAGGTGATCAGTGGGTCACCATCCCCCTCCCAATCGAGTTCCGAGCTATGTACGGCCTTGGAGAACTCGCCCATGGCGTAATCAGTGGCAATGAACGCTACAGTGACGAAGAGCTTGCACACCAGATGGCAGCGCAAGTGTCACAATTAATGCCACTTGATATGCTTGAAGGTGGCGGTGGATTCTCGGCCTTGATTCCCAGTGCCGTCAAGCCTCTAACAGAAGCCTATTGGATGAACAAGAGCTGGACGGGCTTACCCATCTACAAGGAATCTCCGTTTAATAAAAACGACCCCGAATGGGCCAAGGCCTACGCCAGTACAGATAAGCACCTTGTAGACTTTGCCAAATGGCTCAACGAAACCTCGGGTGGTGATGACTTCACCAAAGGGGCAATAGATATTAATCCCGCTAAGATAGAATATCTTCTTAATGGCACTTTTGGAGGTATGGTATCATTCCCCAATAAAATCAAAAAGACGGTAGAAACAATGGCCGGTGACCGGGATTTTGAATGGAGGAATATGCCTCTCGCCAACAGGGTGATCAAGTCGGGCGATGAACGCACGGCATTCCGAAAACTCCAGAACGAATATTTCAAATACAAAGAGGAGTATGAAGAAACCGGGCGACGTCTACGGAAGTATCAGGATGCTGATGACCGAGGAGTGATAGGATATGCTGAAAAGGTCAGCTTCCTTGAAAACTCACCCGAGTATGCCCGATGGGAAATATTCGATGAATTCAAGCCTGATATTGACGCCTACCGTGAAGAGATTTCCGGTATAACCGATAAGACCGAGAAACGCAAGGCGGAAGATGAATTGCACGCTTTGATGCGAGAACTCGTCAATGCGCTCCATCATCCGAAGGAGTATATGGAGAACGCGATGCAACAATAGTTAAACGAGCGTGGGCGACGTGGAGGATTACCTTTGCGTCGTCCACAACATATCAAAGACAATGAACAACAAAAGAGACAAGAAGTTGCACAGGGCAAGCCGCGTGATGCCCCATAGCGAGATGGATTCAGTGGCTCGCTCGAAAGAAAGCGGACGCGACCGCGCTTTCGATGTTCTATGGGAGGCGCAGCAATACTGGCAGGCCATGGAGAAATTCCGACAGGACCGGGAGCGCAACAAGAATTATACCTACGGCCGGCAGTGGGATGATTACATCTGTGTCGACGGCAAGATGATAAGGGAAGAGGATTACATCCGCTCGCAAGGCAATGTGGCCCTGAAGAACAACCTTATCCGGCGTAAGGTTCAATCTGTGTTGGGGCTGTGCCGTAGCCAATCAAAGGAGGCTACCTGTATGGCACGAGACCGCAACGAACAGAAATATGGTGAGACAATGTCTACACTTCTCCAATATAATATGCAATTGAACAGCATGACGGAGATGAACGCACGTTGTATGGAGGAATTTCTGATATCAGGCTTTGTGATACAACGTAAATGGTATGGCTGGGCCAACGACAGACTGGATTGCTGGACTGAAAATGTCCAACCCAACAATTTTTTCATAGACAATAATATGCGTGATTTCCGAGGGTGGGATGTATCTTGCCTTGGAGAAATCCATGACGTATCGTTTGATGACCTTTGCGGTCGTTTCGCGCACTCGCAAGAGGACCGCGAACGTCTGGGAAACATATATTCCTTTGCTCGCAACAAAGAAGTTTTAGGTCTGACCTATGACAATTTTGGATACCCATTACAAGGTTATTATGATTTTCTTGTGCCCTACGATACGACTCGCTGTCGAGTTATAGAGGTGTGGAGAAAAGAGAGCAAACCTCGCTACCGCTGCCATGATATCAATACCGGCGAGGTATTTAAAATAGAGATTGAGGATTATGAGGAACTCGTAGTTAAGGAAAACCAAAAACGCCTACAGACGGCGGTCGAGCTGGGAATGTCGAAGGGCGACGTACCGCTGATACGGCATGAGTGGTTTATAGATTCATACTGGTATTATTATTACCTGACACCGTTCGGAGATATCCTTGATGAGGGAGAGACACCATACGATCATAAAAGCCATCCGTATGTATTCAAGGCTTATCCGTTCATTGACGGAGAAATTCATTCGTTTGTGGCAGACATCATAGACCAACAGCGCTACACCAACCGCCTAATAACTATGTATGACTGGATAATACGTGCAAGCGCCAAGGGCGTTCTTCTCTTCCCTGAAGAGTGTCTTTCGGATAATATGACGATAGAAGATGTGGCCGACGAGTGGGCGCGCTTTAACGGGCTGATAATGATAAAGCAGCCAAAAACCGGAACGATGCTACCCAAACAGATTGCCAACAACTGCACGCAAATAGGTATTCCGGAGCTATTGAATCTGCAACTGAAGCTTTTCGATGATATAACCGGCGTCAATGGTGCTCTGCAAGGTAAGCCCGGTTATTCCGGTATGTCGGCAAGTCTGTACAATCAACAGACGCAAAATGCCACCGTGGCGCTGCTGGATACATTGGACTCCTTCTCTGCATTCCTTAAAGACGGTGCAACAAAAGATGTAAAGAATATCCAGCAATATTATGAGGTGGCCAAAGTGATAAGCATTGCAGGTGCTGATTCTATCGATCCTAAGAAAATCAAGGATGTGGAATTTGACCTATCCATTGTTGACAGTACATCAACGCCTATTTATCGAGCCATGGCAAACGATATGCTAATGAATCTGTTTGAATTAAAGGCTATCACCGTAGAACAATTACTGGAATTCGGAAATTTCCCGTTTGCTGATGCTTTGCTGCAGAATATCAAGAGTCAGCGTGAGCAGCTCGAAAGCGGACAGATGCCCGACGGTCTTTCTCCGGAGCTTGCCCAACAGGCGCAGCAGGGCGCGGATATGCAGAGCGTGAACCGGGCTTATGATATGCTGCGGGCGTGAAAGATTTGAATAATTTGAATAATTGGAGATATCGGAATTATCAGAAAACGGCTTCGGAAACGGGGCCGTTTCTTTTTGGTGCCCTCTTGCTTCGACGTGGGATGATGCGCGGCATATCCATGTCGTAGAAACAGATATGGAGACCTATAGCGCGGGACATAAGAAGGTCGTCGTGCTTGCCTACAATAGCGCCATAAGAGCCGTTGGGCTTACGTTCATACGCAAGATATTCGTCAAGACACCGTCTGTCTCGTTCGGTATAGAGATGCTCACGGATAACCTTGACAAGAGTGGAGATAATCATGGGCTTGGTGGCTATATTGGTATGGAAACCATACTTGCGCGGCAATCCCTGGCGTATCTCATCTTCCGACTGGCGGCGCGCGTACAGATTGGGATATATCAGGGAAATCTGATTGAGGATATACTGGGACTGGTCGCCTCCCTCTACCTGACGTTCACGGTCATGTGTCTCCAATGTATTGCTCTCTATTACAAGGAGAGACTTATTGTAGTAGGCTGCAACCTGAGCCGCTTTCCATGCGAGACGGTCGATATCGCAGTGGCCGTACCATTGGGCGACAACCGCCGGCCGTCCACCCTCAATCATATTGAGACGGTCGATTACCAGAATTACGGACCAGTCGGCCTTGGATGAACGTCCGCCGACATCAACCACTGTAAGGTAGCGGTCGGTAACTTCCGTTTCATCGTCCTCTTCGGGAGCGGCCCACACCAAAAGCTGTCCTTGACGATCGTCATGGAAACGGAGATTTTCAAGGGCTTTCTTCCCCTCGTCGCCATCGCCATAAACGTCGCCGATATAACGCGGGGGACGGCATGCCTTGTCGAACTCCTCCACCTGATACTGATCGAAGACCATTGTGCCTGAATGCACAAACGCCTCTACATCGTCGGAGGGAAATTCCGAGGCCATAACTGCGTGGTCGTTCTTGCCGCTGCGCTCATGGATATACCAGTTTATAGCCTCAAGAGTGGCGCCCTTGTTATTCCATAGCCACCAGAGATACTTTCCAGATTCCTCACGGGAAGACATAACATTATCACTCTCTCGATTCTTGTAGAGCCTTCGGGCAAAATCCCGTAAGGCCCCAGCGCTCTCGAAGGGCATGGAATATTGCTCGATAAGGAACCAGGGAATAAACAGGGCATCATATTGCGACGGTGTGTCAGGGTCAGCCGCGGCAGTGTATTCTGTGTGGAAGAAATTTCCGGTACCGTTTGCCGTCGACTCCATGACAATCATTGTCAGAGGCCTAAGGAGGATACCTGAACAGGCCGACCGTACAATATCTTCAGGGGATTTGCCATCAGTTTTCTTCCATATTCCCACCTCCGAAAGGTGTACAAGAGAATAAGCGCCTCCACGGCAGCCGTCCGGGCGTTCAGCTGTGCCAATCTTGATTTTGCAATTGCGTTGTGGCACACGTGAGGTAGAACCGGATTTTCCGACGCCGACCAATTTTGGCTCATTGGCATTATAGGCCTCCCCCATTTCGTAAAGCAAGTGGATTGGATAGGCACGAATCATCGTGTCGAACATATCCTTAATTTCATCGGAGGTCGAACCCTGATGGGCTATAATAAGAGAATTGAGGCCTTCCTTATGAAAGAATTGCAGCCATGCCATATACATCTGCGTGGTGGTGGAACCTCCCCACTGACGCGCTTTCAAAAGGATAAGGCGTATAGGCAGACCGGCCTTGCGCTTTTCTTCAAACCGAGATACCAATATGCGTTGCGGGTACCGAAGCCGGAATAACACATCGGCGCCTGCATCTTTATTGTGAATCCATACGAGAGTCGCGGCCCAGAATGGGAAATCATGGCGGTAACGCAAGCGGATAAACATCTCGGCAACCTTTCCGTGGTCGGTGTCATTAGGCTCCACGCCAAGTTCGGTAGAGAGGAATCTGTCAATGGCCCGGGCCCCTACAAGCTTTGCGACAAATGGGATATCCATCATCTCTACAGGAATCCATTGTATGGGAATGGCAAAATCGGCAATGCGCACCTTCACCCTCTCCCCTATCGACCCTTCTCCGGTGACGGGATTAAAAGGGGCTTGGAAAACGGCGTTGCGTCGGTCGTTTTCCCGAAGAATTTCCTGTATATCCGATTCTATACCGTTATCTGTCATACCATCCTTTCTTGATTCGGTATATGAGTTCGCCTACCGTCCGTGGTGTAAGATAAAACTTTGGAGCCGGCTGATTGACAATCTCGGATACGAGCTGAAACGTGGAGGCATCAGGGTTTTCGGCGCGCCGCAGGAGGTAACGCCGATAAATCTCATCAAACATTTCACGCTTGTTGCTACGCATCCGAGGAATCGGGCGCCCGGCCTCCATAGCAGAAATTACAATCGAAGCTCTTTCCTCGCTGATCCAGAAGCGACATGCCGGAGAAGCAGCGACAAGTTCAAATATCTCTGGCATCACAACCGTGCGGGCTGCAGCGAGTTGCTTCCGGAAAGCTCTCATCAAATCGTTGTTGCGCTGGTCGGTAAAGTCAAGGATGCTTCCGAAATTTTTCATTGAGGAGGAGAAATGTGAGAATGTGATAAAGAAGGTGGAATATGCACTGAGGCGCTAATACAAAGTTAGTTAAGACGCGTCACAAAAGATAAAAAGCATAAGGGGCAACAAGGGTCTATATTTGCCGACAGATAATATTCCAACCATAAGATTCTCAGAATAATGGCTGATAATAGCGAAGTTACAAGCAGAAGAGACAGACAGCTGGAGCGTCTGCGCAAGAAATACCCCGAGAAGAAATTCGAGGATGACGAGGAAATCTACGGTCAGATTTACGACGATTACGACCAATACGAGCAGGAACTTGACGGCTACAAAGGTCGTGAGAAAGCCTTGTCGGATATGTTCGCCGCCGATCCCCGCAGCGCCCAGTTCCTTAGCGATATGCACAATGGCGTAGACCCGGTTGTGGGGTTGGTAAAGCATTTCGGCATTGAAATCAAGGATGTTCTCGACGACCCTGAGATGCAGGAAAAAATAGCCGACGCCAATAAAGAGTATGTTGAACGTGTGGCAACATCGCGCAAGCTCGACGAAGAATATGAGCATAACCTTGATGCCACACTGGAAACCTTGCGACAGTTCAAAGAGGAACGTGGTCTGAGCGACGAGCAGATAGACGAAGCCATGGATGCCCTGCTGGGAATCGTGAAAGATGGCGTGATGGGCAAATTCAGTCCTCAGACTCTTGATATGATAGTCAAGGCCATTAACCACGACTCCGATGTGGCTGCAGCCAGTGAGGAGGGAGAAGTGGCAGGCCGTAACGCAAAAATCACCGAAAAGCTCAGCAAAAGCAAAAAAGGCGACGGACTTGCACCTCTCAACGGTAAGAACAGCCAGCCCTCCAACAAACGAAAATCACAAACGATATTCGACCTTGCAGGCGAAGCCATGTAAAAATATGGACGGAGTTGTAGTGAAATGCGTGTCTGCTCCTTACGGAGTCCAGCCCATTAAAGGAAGCGCCGGGATGCCGACGCAGATTCCGGGAGCGATGGCCTCAGTAAGCAATCTTGCCAACGCCACAGGCGGTATCAGACAAGGCGCCCTGACGGAGAGCGACAACGGCTGACTTCCGCGAATGCAAATACAGCACAATCAATATTAACCCTAAATAAAGATAAATATGGACGGAGAATCCGTAAATGTAGGTGGGACTAACCCCACACCGGTACCCGGCACTGCCGGAGCACAGAGCCAGGTTCCGGGTCAGGCTACGACCGTGAGCGGTGTAGCAGGTGCCACAG